GGATGGCAATGGCGCTGGCGTGGTCCAGTGCCTCCACCGCCACGCTCTCCTGGTAGGGCTCACTCCAGACCACCGAGTTACCCAGGTGGGTCTCATTCCGCGGCAGAAACGCCACCCGCACCCGCCGCACCGGCAGCCCACGCCGCTCCATGCCCCGCCCGTAGAGATGCACCTGCGCCCGGTAGAGATCTCCTGGCCCCACTGCCTTGACCTTTGCCAGCGTGGTCACGCCAACGATCTTCCAGTCAGTCACCTCAGCGGTTTCCATGTCATAGAGATCGGCTGAGCCGGTGATGGGCACGCCCAGGATCTCTCCCACGTTCACGCTCTGCTCCACCAGATACCGAGCCCGCTGCTGGCCATCGTTGGCCGCCATGAAAATCTCCGCCAGCGCCGCGTGCACCGCACTGCCCACAAACGGCAGCCAGGCAAACCCTGGCCGCTCGGGCTCCCGCACGCCCGCCAACTTCTCCACCAGACACCGGTCACATGAGGTGCCAATCTCGCTGGGGCCAATGCGCCGCTGGAGGCTGCGTGGCGTGGCAGCGATGGCCCGCACGATCTCATCTCGATACCCCAGCCAGACCGCCTCTGCCGCTCGGTCTACCGGCTGCCCAGCCAGGTGGGCCAGTGACACCGGCTGGCGCTCCAGGCGGGGCGCTGCGGGGCTGGGAGGAGGAGCGGGGGTGCTGGCACCCGCCGCGGAGTTGGGGCGGTAGGGAGCCTCCTGGCGGCCACTGACATGCTCCGGCAGCACGTAGATCTGGGAGCCACCGCGGCGCTCGGTCAGCCGCGTGATGAGCCCCGCTTTGTGCAGGTTGCTCAGCGCCCCGCTGACGGTTCCGTGGTGCTGCCCCGTGGCTGCGCTCATCTCCGCCCAGGTGATCCCATCGGAGCCGGTGGCGGCCAGCAACTCCAGCGCGGTCTGCTGTGTGGCGGAGGTGAGCCCGCTGGCGTCAGCGGCCAGCGCGCGGTCACGGCTGCTCTCTGAGCCGGACCACCCAGAGGTGGGCAACTCGCTGCCATAAGGCAGGATCGGGGGCAGGGTCATGCGTCCACCGAGCCCAGGAAATCCAGCCGCATGGCGGCCAACTCGCACCGCGCGCAGGGGCAGGTGGGATAGCACCACTCATGGCAGTCATAGCACCACGCCCGGTGATCTCCCACCGTGCGGTGCTCTCCGCATAGGCGTGGTTCGAAACCCTGGAAGTTGTGGTCATCATCCCAGACCTTGACCACCCTCACGGCTGCCCCTCAATAGCGCTCATGATCTGCTCTAGTTGCCAGCAATCCTCAGACGCCACCGTCAGCGCCTCCAGCGCGCTGCTCAGTCGGGGGTTCTCACCGTGCGTCATGAGCGCCAGCCGCACCGCGTCAGCCACCGCGCCCGCCTCCTCAAACGTGAGCGTCACCCGCACGCGCGTATTCACTCCGCCGCCTCATAACGGTCATCCAGGTATGCGGCCAGCGCTTCCGAGTAGTTGGCCATAGCCCAGGTCATGACGCGCCCCCGCTGCTCAGTGCTGAGCCCCTGCAACGCCTTTGCCACATCTCGCATGGCTTTGGTCTCCCGCTCCACCGCGGCCATCTCGGGCTCCAGGTCGCTCACTTCACTGCCACCTTCCAGGGGTAGTCATCCCAGCATTGGGCGGCCAGGTCCGGCTCCCCCATCAGCGTCAGGGTCTCCTCAAAGCGCTCTCGATCCACGGTGAGCACGTACCGGCACGCCCGCTCCGCCAGCCCTGGAGATCCAGCCGCCGCCCGCTCCTGAGCGATGGTCAGCGCCCGCTCCTGGTTGAATCGGCGGTTACGCGCCAGGGTCAGGGTCAGCCCGTTGGCGCAGGGGTAGGTGCCCAGATCCGCCACGCTGGTGCGGATGCTTTCAGCCAGGCTGGACTCCTCCTGCTCCAGCCGAGCCCGCTCCGCCCGGATGACCGCCAGCCGCTTCACTAGGTCATCCAGGTTGGCGGAGAGATCCAGCGGCATGGGGGTGTCACCCATGACCCACTCTGTGCCGCGGGCAGGCGTGCGCCTACTCACCATCACTCATCACCGAGCCCCTGCAATCGTGGTGATGACGCGCGCTCATACCGCCCGCCAGGATTCTGCCCCTGCGGCAGTCCGGGTCTAGGGACTGCCCTCCTGGGAAAGTGCTTGGGTACTGTCTTACGGCATGATGGATGCCTAATGCAACTCTTGATCCTCCAAGGCTCTTGGTGCATCATGACGCCCTCCGCCGCCGCGGTTCGGTGATGATGGCGGCCAGCCGAGCCCGCCCCTCAGCGGTTGGTGCCGGTGGCCGCGCCAGCAGCAGCCGGATCTTTGCGGCTGCATACGCTTCGTTATAAGACCTGCGGAGTTCCGTCACATCAGCCGCAGGATCTGCGGCCAGGGTGCTGGCTATCTTCGCTCGATACCAGACCCAGGAGCGCAGCGGCTCAGTAGCCCGTGCGGGCATGGGGTGCACCTCATCCGGTGGTCAGCGGTTGGCATGAGATCCGAGATACCGAGATACCGAGATGCCGAGATACCGAGACCGTGCGGCTCAGCCCCTAGAGGCGTGAGGTGGTGCTGAGGAGCCACCCTGGACCCATCCGGCTGGCTGAGTCAACCCACCGCGGCGTGGTGTCTTGACAGCCGGACATGACACCACCCCCGCACCTAGCAGGGGCTGGGGTGCGGGGGTGGTGTTGACTCGGGAAGGTGGCGGCAGCCTACGCCACCCAACGCATTTCCGCTGCCCTCACCGTGGCAGACACCCGAGCCCCACGCCCGAGCGGCTGGCACACCGGCACGCCAGGCAGCGCCCGCAGCGCCGCCCGCTGCTGCTCCAGGCTCAGCGCCTCCCACGCCACCGCCACATCCTCAGCGCCCAGCAGCGGAGCCAGCGGGCTGGTGCCCTCCGCCGCCGCCAGCGCCCGCTCCGCCTCCAGGATCTGTGGCCCGAGCGCCTTTGCCTGGTCCACCACCTTGGTGCGAGAGACGCCCAGCGCCAGGAGATCCACCAGCCCGTCACGCTGCTCCACCAGATCCGCCAGCCGAGCCCGAGCCACGCCCAGGTCATCCACCCGCAGCAGGTCTGTGGGGTCCGTCATCTCCGTGACATAAGTCAAGACCGCCTCAGTGATGTGCTCATCAGTCACCGCCTGGTTGCGGCTCAGGTGGCAGCCAGCGCAGCGGTAGATCTTCACCGGCAGCGGCAGCCGCTTGCCTGAGTTGACCGCGCTAAACATCGGGCCACCGCAGCGGCCACACTCCAGGATGCCGGTTAGCAGGTAGCGGGCTGACCGCTCCGTCACCCGAGCCCTGCGCCTGGGGTCACCCAGCAGCGCCAGCAGCCTGGCGTGCGTCTCGGGCTCCACCACTACCGGGCCATGGGTGCCATAGTCCACGCCAGCCTTGGTCACCACGCGCCCAGCCAGGCGGGGCGCTGACAGCATCCTGCGGAGCGTGGAGACGTGCCAGGGGCCACCCTCGGTGGTGGACACCCCGCGGGCATTCCAGTCCCGCACGATGCCAGCCAGGCTCTCTCCCGCCAGCACCCCATCAGTGGCTTTGCGGATCTCCGCTGCCTCCACCTCATCCACGCTGCCATCACGGTGGAAGCCAAACGCCCGGTGCCGCCCCATCGGCTGCACCCCGCGGCTGCGCTCCTGGATGGTGGCCGCCTCCTGGCGCTTGCTCTTACGCTCGATCTCGGCAGTGGCCACGGCACACATCAGCCGAGCGGTCAGCCGCCCATCCACGGTGGTCAGGTCCACCACTGAGCCGGTCACTGAGTGAACCGAGATCTCCAGCGCAATGACCTTCTCCAGATCCGGACCCAGCCGCGCCAGCCGATCCTGCGCCCAGCAGACAATCACCTCGGGGCGGCTGGCCAGCATCTCATCAAACGCCCTGCGTGGCTTTCCGTTGGTGGCGCTGCGGTTATTGTCCCGGTACACCGGACCCACGTCGAAACCGAGCCGAGCGCAAAGGTCACGGCACTGCGCCTCCTGGCGCTCTACCGCCAGCCCTTCTCCTGAGCGGTCTTTGCTTTGGCGCACATAGATGGTGGCGGTGGTCATGGCGGATCTCCTCAGCAGGTGTGGCCAGGCTGCTCCTGGCCCCTCACCTGCGAGTTTACCACGGTGACGCCTGGACCTAGGCTAACCCGTAGACCACTCAGTCACCGTTCTGGAGATCCAGCAGCCCCTCCTCTGCCAGCACCGCCTGGGCCAGCACCCGCTGGCGGTCACGCACCGCCAGCCAGAGCGCAGGCAGGTGGTCATCCCACGCCCCCGAGCGGATGGCTTCATGGGCAGCAAAGGCAGCAGCGGCCACGCCTGGCTGCTGCTCGGTCACTGCTCGCACCCACCCTCTGAGTCATCCGCCAGCCACCAGAGCCACCACGCCCCCAGCCGCCTCAGCCAGTCCACCAGCGTGGCCCGCCATCCGTCAGCATGGCCACCGCCACCGCGGTCAGCCACCTCACCGCAGCCCCGAGTTGCTGAGCACCCAGAAGAATGCCACCGCCACCAGCAGCGCCAGGAGCACCACCGCCACCTCCCTTGCCTTCACCGGAAGTACCCCGCGTGGCTGACGGTCCAGAGAAACGCCAGCGCAATCAGCAGCGCCACGATGGCCACCGCCCACTCACGCGCTCTCACGGCTCCGTCACCTCCCACACCAGATCTCTGAGGAGATCCGCAGGGTGGCGGTTGCAGCCAACGCACTTGCCATCATCCGCAGTGGCCACCGCTCCGTCACGCGCGTTGCATGGCGTCATGTCGCTGGCAGCGCGGGGGCAGCCGATGTGGCTGGGGGCATCGTCATACCGCCCATAACCGCCTGGCCCCTTCATGCCGCGGGCGGGTGGGCACGCTGGTGTTGCGTCATGCCCAGATAGGTGGCGTGCTCCAGCGGGCAGGCACCGCAGGTGAACCTGCGCCCCACCTCCCGCTCCACTTTGGCCAGCGCCTCCTGGTGCACCACTCGGCAGTGGGTAGCGGTGGCGGAGCGAGTTGGCCCCGAATACTCGCACCGCGGGCAGGTGCGCCCGAGCCGTTGCCACTCCGTCTCTGGTGCGTCAGGGTCCAGGAGGCTCCGCCCGGTGCTGGGATTGGCGCTGCTGGCCCGCGGGCTGCTGCGGGCTCTGCGCCCATGGGTCTCCAGGAGGCTCAGCAGCCCCTCTAGCGGGCCAGAGTCATCTGGGCATAGGTCAACCTCCAGCCGCTGCCCATCCAGCGTCAGCGCGTGCTCTGTGGCTTTCTCCGCCCCGCATACGTCACACCGGACCACCCGCACTAGTTCGCTAGTCATCTCCACACCCTCTCCACCGCATGGGTGCCATCGTCCCGGTGCCGCACCCGCAGGTGCACCGGCTGGCGTTTCGCATCTCGGATGGGTGCAGAGGAGATCCACGCCCCGCAGGCGGGGCAGCGGACACCCTTTGGTGCTGGGCTCATGACGCCCGCTGCCCGCGGCGCTTGGCAGTGATGGGTGTGACGTTCAGCCAGCGAGTGACGGTCTCCAGCCGCAGCGCGTCTCGGGCTGCTCCGTCCAGCCGCCCCAGCCCCTGGTGGGTGTAGCCATCGGGGTACGAATAGGAGCCCTTAATGGTGGCCCCAAAGGCACTGAGCCACTGCGTGCGGGTGGTGCTGCACCGTCCGCACTCCAGGGTGCGCTCATAGGCGTGCATCTCCCCATCCCACCTGGCGGTGCGTGCCCGCCAGGTGTGCCCATAGTCCCTGCACTCCAGGAACGCCTCAGGTAGCGAGTGAACGAAATTGGCTGACTCTGGATCTGTTGGCATGATGCCCCTTGCCTATCGGTGGAAACGTGACAGGCAGCACCCTAGAGCCTCTGAGCGCGTAGGACAGCCTTAAGACTCGGGTGTGTCCCAATCACCTCTGGCCCGCCGCCGCTCCCGCTCCTCATCATCGCGCCGCTCAGCGTCGAAACCGCGGCGCTCCTCCTCAGTGGGGTGCAGGCGGCTGGGGAAGCGCGGAGGGTCGCTCTGGTCGCTGGTCTGGTCGCTCATCAGCCGGTCACCCGCCCGGTGACCACCGCAATCAGCACCAGCAGAGTCAGCAGGTTGGCCAGCACGCTGAAAGCCAGCGCCGCCAGGTGGTTGCTGCTGGAGCGGCTGCCAGTGCCGATGGAGTTAATGGCTTCCACGATTTCCTTGGTGCCATTGTGGTACGGGTCACCGGCTCCGCTCATCCCTTCCGAGCGCCACACCCCCACCTGCTCATCCATGCGCTGCTTAATCAGCGCATTACCGTTGGCGTTGGGGTCTCCGCTGCCAGAGATGCCCTCCGAGCGCCACGCGGCCACAAACTCATCAATATTGGGCATGTCATCCTCCTGTGATTGGTCATAGGTCTCCCAGGTCACGCCAACCCATTGGCGTGGCCCATCGTCAGCCGCCCCGGATGCCAGCCCGTTGCGCCCCTCGTAGTAATCCACCACCTGGCCATGGGCACCGCTGCTGAGGCAGCCGCGGTCACCCTTCCCGCCAGGCTGCACCGCTATGCCGTGGAGGTGCCAGGGCCAGTCACTCTGGCTGGGGTCACGTATCCACATCGCCCAGCCCACCTGGCGGCCAGCGTCACGGATGGCCACGCGGTCATCCTGGGTCATACCGCTGTCTTGCCCCGCCAGATCTATGGCCCCGCCACCGTCATGGGTGCCGCCGCTGGCGGCCACCCCGCCCGAGTAGGAGCCCTGGGTGGGTCGCACTTTGGCCGCCACGCCAGCGGGCAGCAGGTCAACCAGCCCTTGCATCATCTCGGCAGAGCGGTCATCCAGATACGCGCCCCGCCAGTAGGTGCTCACTGCTCACCGGCTGGCAGCGTGGTGATAACCGGTGGGTCGGGCTCGGGCTCGGTGTCTGGCGCTGGGAAATAGGAGGAGGTGGCCAGCAGGATCTCCACCACCTCCTGGGTCAGCGTGGCTGCCCCTTCACTGTCATAAGTCACATCTACGGTGGACACGGTGTTGTCATATGCCACCTTCTGGTATTCAGCCATAGCGAGATCTCCTCTCAGGCGGGCTGGGTGGGCATGAATAGCCCCGCCAGGGTGAAAGTGTTTCCGTTGCACGCCTGGGCGGTACGCCAGCCCCAGGAGCACATCTGGCCCGCCGCGGTAAATTGGTGCATGCCAGCCAGTGATGCACGGTCAGCGCCACCGCCATACCAGTTGACTAGGAATAACTTGGAGGAGCCGGGTGGGTTATTCCAGCCCATCCGCGTGGTGTCAGCGGGCAGGTAGAATAGTGCCGCCCAGACAAACACCCCAGGCACCTTACTGACGATTCCGTCAGTGGCTGCGGTCACCACACTGCTCCCCGCGGTAACGGTTACCGGACCCACGCCATAGTCAGTATTGGCGGGCAGGTTTACCCCGCTGGTGGCGCTAACCCAGGTCCAGCGGTCATTAGACAGCACCAAATCCACATCCTGAGCCAGCGTCTGCCAGTGCTCCCAGGTGCGGGTGTGGTCGGTGCTCTCTGGGTAGGTGAGTTGGTAGCGGGTGGTTTTCTTGCTCATGCTGGTCTGCTCCAGTCAATTCGTAGGGCCATGGATGCGGCATCAGCGTTGCGCCCCTTCACCTGCACATAGGGGCTGGCTGAATTCACATAGATGCCAACGCCATCCGCGGTGGCCGCTATGAGTTGCTGGCCCCAGGAGTTGGGCAGCGTCACATCAGCGCCCTGGCCAATAGACAGCGCTGGCCCCGCCTGGCTGGCCAGCACCTGGGGCGGTGCGCTCGGGCCAGCCGGACCCAGCAGCACCAAGGTGGGAGCCTGGGCAGCGCCAGTGCCGCCCTCTCCCCTGGTGATGTGCACGCTGACAGCGTTGGCGGTGGCGTTGCCCAGCCCCTTTGCCTGGAAGCCATAGAAACCCGCTCCGGTATTGATACCGCGGCTGGTCCAGTCACCCTGGTATAAGTCAGAAGTATCACCACGCCAGCCGCCCCGATACGTACCGGTGAAGTTGGGCAGAAACGTATTGGAGCCCGCGGTGCCCTGCGGTGGGTCCGGTGGCTTTGGCGCTACCGGTGCCCCTGGCTGCGTGCCAAACGCTCCCAGCACCCAGCCCGCTGAGCCCGCCCGCAGCACCAGCACCACATCACCCACCGCGGGTGCTGAGCCGGAGATGCGATAGGAGCGCAGCAGCGGAAAGGTCAGCGTCTGGGTGGCGTTCACCACCGTCACCCCGTTACCGCTGGCGCTCTGCACCGTCCACAACTCCACGGATGCCATCTGCTGACGCCCGTTGGTGTCGGCAGCCTGGGCCAGCGCCTGCTCCAGTGAAAGGGTCATGACCGCCCACCCAGCAGGTGGCACTGCATCTCCATCACGCCAGAGCCTCCTGGCATAAGGTCAAACGCTATGGAGTCAACCCGCCCCACGCCCGCCACCTCCGGTGAGGTGACTCGGATTACGTCACGCGCCTGGAGCCTGGGGTCTATGGCCGCCTGCACCACGAAACCCAGAGCGTTGCTCTTGACATTCCCCAGCCGCGTGGTGGCCGCCGCCACGCAGGAGTCATAGGTGCTCAGCAGCGGGCTGGCATAGAACATCGGCACCTGCCCATAGGGGCCATTCCAATTGGTGGGGCTATTGGGGTCCAGGTCAAAGACCACCGCAGATACCGGTGGCACGTCACCGCTCTGCTCCCCCATTGCCTTCACTGCGTTATAGACGCCATCACGCTCGGAGGAGCGGTTAACGCTCACCAGCGTGCCGCCCTGGCCCCCAATGAAATTGGCCACCACGGGGTCAGTGGCATCGTTGGCTGCGGGGCTGAATACCAGCGTGCCATTAGCATCCACGGCACACACCGCGGGCCAGGTGTCTGCCAACTCATAGAGCGCATCCAGGCGGTTATCCTGCCAGGATTTGCTGCTGCTGCTGCGGTCAGTCACGTTGCTTACCATCGGCAGTAGCCCGCCCACCAGCGTCTGGGCGGTGCCCGCATAGGAGCCCGACGTTTGCACCGGATCTAGCAGGCGTGCATCATCCAGGATGGCCGCCAGCCCTACCGCCTCCACGGTGACCGATCCGCCTGCTACCTCATAGGATTGGATGCGCACCCAGCCCAGCGTCAGGTATTCGGTCTCTCCGGTGTCCGGCAGCACCACGCCCCTGGAGATCCGCAGCCGCTGCCCCTTATCGCTCAGCGGGCTCTGCATTCCGGTGGGCAGATACTCGGGGGTAGCGGGCACGGTGAGGGTCACCCGCTCGGGCACGTTATTGGTTCCGTCCACCTCCCAGGTGGCTGACTCCACCTGGAGATCCGCAGCCAGCAGCGCACCGCCCCGCCAGGAATCCACCCGCAGCGCTGCCAGCCTGCTGGTGGTCATGGTGGCCGCAAAGCGCGCGCTGGAGGTGAGCACTAGAGCACCGCCAGATTGGTGGTGGCAATGTCCAGGAGAGCCCCTGGCCAGCGCGTGGCGATTGCCTGGAGCGTGGTGGGCACCACCCGCTGGAGATCGTTTAGCGTGTCTCCGGTGGATGCGATACCCACCGCGGGCACGCCCACCTCCTGCACCTCCAGATCATGGAGCCGAGCCCAGCCCTTCCCTGGGTCTCCCCTGCGGCTCTCCACCCGCCGCCCGATGGCCAGATAGGCGGTCTCCACGCCATCACAAACGGGGCGCAGCAGCAGCACCTTGCCTGGGTTCAGGCTGGCCCGTAGGGCTCTCAGATCGCTCTCTGTGGCGGTGTAGAGGGTGAGCGTGGAGGTGGGGGCAATCATGGCCCCGCTCTCCACGATGGGATACCACGCGCCCACCACCGGCACCGTGGCGGTGCGCCCCTGCACTGACCACTCTGGCCAGGTCACCACCGTGGTGGTAAAGCCTTGCCCCGTAACCGGATCAGTGATCCAGGGGCGGGTGGCGGTGATGGTCACCGCGGGGGTGCTGGTGGCTTCATCCAGGATGACGCCCGAGCGGGTGACCGCAGCCACATAGGTGACCGCCTCCCCAAAGGGTGCCTCCAGATCCACCAGCACCGCGGTGCCTGCGGTGAGTTGGCTGGCGGTCAGCGGTGATGGCCGCAGCGGCGTGCGGTTACCGTCCACGACTCGGTACACAGTGCAGGCGGTGGCGGCTGGAGATCCGCCCAGCCCGTTCACCACCACCAGCACCCGCTGCGGGTTGCCAGCCTGGACCGTGGCAGTAATGGTGGTGGCCATCAGTACCGCACCCCCGTGGCCATGCGCCTGGTCTGCTGACCTAAGACACGGCCAGTCTCTATGCGGGCACGGCTGGAGATCTCTTTGCCATCAATCTGCACCGTGACATTCACATAGTTCTGTGGCCCGCTCTGGGCCAGCAGGGTGCGCAGCATGCGCTCAGGAGCCACGATCTCTGGCCCCCGCTCACCCACCAGCGCCAGGGTGGGGCTGGTGATGTAGCCACCGGCTGCGAGTTGTGGAATGTGTGGCCCGTTGAAATCCCAGGTTTTGCCACCAATGCCTGGCACCCAATCTGGGATTGGCCCCACCGAGAAATGCACTCCAGAGATAGTGCTGGCTACGCTATTCCAAACACCTTTGATCTTATCCACTATGCCGCGGATGATATCGGCTGCCTTCTCAAAGGGTGACGATAGCGCGCTGGTCACGCCGCTCCAGGCGTTACCCACCCAGCCCGCAAACCCTGATATCCAGCCCTTGATATTGTCCACGCCAGTCTTGACCGCTCCGGAGATATTGCCCCAGATACTAGACACCATGCCGGTCAGCCAATTCCAGGCAGCCACCACTCCGTCAGCCATTGCCTTTGCAGCATTGGCAATATTGGTGCCAATATTATTCCACTGCGCCTGGATCCAATCACCGGCTGCCACGATGGCATTGGCCGCGGTCTTTACTGCGCCAGAAACGGCATTCCATACCGTCTCACTAATGCCCCATATCCAATTCCACGCAGTGACGATAGCCTCTGCCACCATTCCCACTTGGTCAATAGTTGCACCGAATGCGGGAATAATATTATTCATAATGAAGTCAACCACTTTAATGGAGACCTGGAGGAGCCATAGGAATGCGGGCAGGAGTTTCTGCCCCAGCGCCGCCTGGGCATCCTCCGTGGCAGCAGCCAGCACCCGCTGCTGGTTGGCCACCCCATCCTGGGTGCGTGAGAAATCGCCAGCCGCGTCACCTAGTTGCTTCATGATGACCGCGTGGCTGGCCAGCACCTTCTGCTGCGGGGTCAGCGCTTCCTTGGTGGTCTTGGTGATGCCCATGGCCACCGCCTCCTGGCGTAAGGCAGCATCATCCAGGAGTATGCCGTACTTCCGCAGCGGCTCAGACTCACCGCGGAGCCCAGCGGCCAGCGCGGTCATAGCCTCCTCCGGTGAGGTGTTTTTGAACGATGCGAGATCCGCCGCGGTGCCGGTCAGCCCCTCCGAGAATTTCACCAACTCATCACCGGTGAGCCCGCCAGCCTTGCCCAGCGTGGCAAAGTCAGCAGCGGCATCCAGCGCAGCCCGTTGGCTCATGCCCATGGTCTTTGCTGCGCTCTTGCCCCAGAGCGTCACGCCTGGTGCCTTAGGGCCAAACACCGCATTGGTCTTGCTCAGGGTCTCATTCAGGTCTGAGGCTGCGGTAATGGATTTCTCCAATTGGTCCACAATAACCGAGCCAATCTGCTCCACGCCACCTGCTATCAGCCCGCCCAGGAATCCGGCACCAATCGCCATCCCATGCGATTTGATTTTGCTACCAAATCCCTTGATCTTGCCTTCACTCTTGGTCAGGTTGGTATCTAGGTCCGTAGCGATATTGTCACCAACACCGCCAACGGATTTCTTCATGCGGTCTATTTCGCGGATAGCGCCCGACGTTTCCGCGTCGAATTCCACGACCACCTTAGGCATGACTCACCACCACTTCTCTGCCTTAAGACCCATGGCGGTATCCATGGCGCGCGGATCTTCCAGCCACGCCTGGGCTGGCACTCCGGTGAGGATCGCTAGACGCACGGCGGTCTCCCCTAGACCGCCGCGCGGGTAGGGTCCGGCTCAGCGCTCTCTGCTCCGTCCAGCGCCTCCACCTCATCCAGCACGTCCACAAACGCATCCAGGTCAGTGGGTATGGGGAGATCCAGCCGGAGCATGGCCGCGTGCACCAGCCGGAAGGTGGTCCAGACACCGCCGCTGGTGGGGCCATCGTGGTCCACCTCAGCGTTAGCCATATCCCTAGCGCTGGTGCGCACCTCATACTCTGAGCCATCCACCACAACGTGGAAGCGGTGCCGCAGCGTGGTCATCAGGCACCCCGGATCTTGCTAGCAGCGGTCTGGGTCTGCTGGTCATAGACCTGCTGAATGGCGGGCTCAGCAGCGGCCACCACCCGATCCGCAAATCGGTTCGGTCTTATGCCACGCCTGGGCACGCCCGAGATCACCGGAGCGGCATAACGCACGCCCACCACCACCCGCGTGTCACCGGCTGAGCGGCCAGGAGCAATGCTGGCGGAGAGCGCCCCGGTGCGATGGGGTGCACTACTCCGCAGCCTGCCCACTAGCAGCGCCGCAGCCTCAGCCTCTGCCTTCTCCTGGTGCGCCAGCGAGTCAGCAAAGGTGCCTAGTGATTCTGCGAGTTGGCGGGCTCCCTTTACGGTCACCCTGGCGCTCATGCGGGCACGGGCTCCCGCTCGGGCTCAGCCTTTGCGGTGGCGGTGCGGGCAGCCGGTGGGATACCGGTGGCCAGCCCGCGGCTCGGGGTGCCGATAATGGCAAACTCCCAATCCGTGGTCAGGCGGGTGTTTACGTCTCCACCCTCCTCCAGCGCAATCACCGTCAGCATCCCAGCCCAGAGCGGCGCGGTGGTGTTTGCCTGCCAGGTGAAGCCAACGTCAGTCAGCCGCTCATCAAAGCAGTACGCCAGGAAACCCTCTGGGTTATCAAAGTCTTGGATAGAGGTTCCCGCCAGCACCCATGATTCTTTCTTGCCCACGCCCAGCGAGTCTCCGCAGAGCACCTCCAGGGCATCTCCGTCATCCTCATAATTGGGGGTCACCCTCACGTTGGTTGCCTGGCAGGCAAATGAGGTGCCGCCCGTCACCGTCCAGACAGGCGGGGTGCCAGCCTGGGTGGCGGTGCCGCCCAGAGTGAGAATGCCAGTCTTTTGCTTTGATTCTACGATGGCCATTTAGACCTTCTCCTCTATGGTGGCGGTATCTGTGTAAAGCGGCATAAGGCAAAGTGTGTCGGCAGAGATATCCACATCTGCGGTAATCACGTAAAGCCTGGATGATGGCCCGCCCACGTCCCGAGCCCATGGGGCTGCTAGGGAAACGGCGGCATCCTCGGTGCCATTAATGGCATCCCAGATCTGGGCCACCGCAAAGTCAAAGGCAGCCGCCTGGGCATGGTCGCTGCCATCCAGGGCAATGACGATGGGGAACGATGCCACCACCCATGGGATCTCCCGCGTAACGGTGGGGTAGTCAATCCAGACGCAGGGGCTCACCACCTCAGTGGGCGGGTAGCGGTGGAAGCGCCACGGCGGCAGGTCACTCTGGATGGCAGCCAGAGATGCCAGCAGCCGCGTGCGGGCTACCTCCAGAGCGCTGACCGCTGGCATAAGTCACCACACCCCAAATGACAGCCGGTATGGGGAGATCTGGGTTTCCACGCCCTTGATCCAGTCAGTGCCGATCCGCAGCGGACCCATTTCGTCAGTAACGCTCCAGCCGCTGGCCACACCAAACGGGGCATCCTTACGGCGGTAGATCTCCACGGTTGCCTGGACCGTTGCGCCCAGCACCGGCTCTGGGAGATCTCCGGTGGTGAAGTAGTCAGCGCCGCGGTCCAGGTAGTCATCCACCAGCCCCGCAGCAGCAGCGGCAGCCTCAGCCACCCGCTGCTCATCCTGGTCACCAGACTCCAGCCGGAGCACCGCCATGGCCCGAGAGATCACCTCTGTCAGATCCTCGGTCCACGGCGGTGCTGGGGTCACTGTCATGGTGCCTTGCCCACCACCCACGCAACGCCATTCCACCAGCGCTGGTCACCGTTGGCCGCCTGCACCCATTGGCCCGTGGTCCACGCGGTGGCTGGCGTGGCGGGCAGTGAAGCGACAGCCCCACCCGTGGCTGGTGCCGCAGCACCAGCGGGGGTGAAGGTGCCAGGGGTGCCAGCCGTAGCCCCGGTGGCAGTGATGGTGCCACCGCCCCAGAGGCTGGGCGGGTAACTCTGGTCGAAGTAGCCCAGCGTCATCTCTGAGGCTCCTCTGCGGGCTGCTCAGTGCCTTCCGGGTCCGGTGGGGGTGGCACGTCCTCCTCCTCCGGTGCGGGCTCCTCCGTGGCTGCGGTGGCTTCCGGGTCCGGATCAGGCGGAGGTGCCACCACCTCCTGCCAGTGCTCCGGCTCTCCGTTGTCATTCCACTCGGGCTCCGGTGCCCCGTTGTCATTCCACTGCGGCTGGGGTGCTCCGTTGTCGTTAAACACCTCATCCGGGGTGGTCTGCTGCTCGGGCTCCGGTGCATCAGGGTTCTGGCTTACGTCAGTCATGGCTGCCTCCTACGGGGCAATGTGAACGGCACCGTTCTGCTCAGCCGGTGGGACGTTGCCCGCTCCCGCTTCCTTGGTGGTGGGGCGGTAAAAGACCATGGATGACGCCACTGCCACCTGGCGACCCAGCAGGCTGGGCTCAATCGCTTCCAGCAGCGGGTAGCGGTACTCATACGCTTCCAGCGCGGTGGAGTTGCCCACCCAGAAGGTGGCGTCAGTGATGGCAGGGGTGACCACCGTCTGGAGCCCAGCCGGACCCACCAAGTTGAAGTCAGTGGCCCGTGCGGAGCCGTTGGCGTTGGTGGCTCCCAGGTAGGGGAACATCGGGCGGCCAGCGAGATCCGAGAGACCGCCCAGCCGAGCCCAGCCCTGCGGACCCATGGCCAGCCAGGTGGCCAACTCTCCGGTGTTGGCGTACACCAGCGCGCTGGCGTCATAGATAGCCTTTAGCACCGTGGCCGCGTCAGCACCGGCTGCCAGCGTCACCTTTGCGGTTGACTTCTGGAGTTCGGTAACGGCTGCCTTCTCCGTGGCCCGAGCCAGCCGCTTATTCAACTGCCCCACGATGATATCGAGAGACGATGCCACCAGCGAGATGAGTTGCTGGGAGACGTTCAGATATCCGCCCACCGTCTGGAGGGTCAGCGGGTCAGTGGCAATGTCGAATTTCTTGCTGGCTAGTTCAGACTTCTCCAGCCCCTGCGGACCCACGCCCGTGTCGATATTGGGATCCACGATGCGTGGCCGCATGAAAGCCAGAGACGATGGGGCAGGCGTCACGCCCAGCACCGTCAGGAATGGGCGGCCAGCAGGCACCACATCAATAATGGGGCCATACACCTGGGAGACAACCAGCCCGCCCAGCCCACCCGCGGTGGGCACGGTGGCGGCAGCGGTAGTGCCCATGTGCTGCGCCGCACGGCTGCTGAATTTCTCATAGCGCCTGCGCGGCTCATGCTCCCCCATGTGCAGCACGTCCCAGAGGAGTTCCCCAGCGCTGCGGTAGGTGACCGGTGCGTTATCCATGTCGCTGGCTACGGCAGCAATGCGCCCAGCCACCTCATGGTTCATCTCCACATCAAACGAAACCAGATCAATCAGCCCATCTAGTTCTTTGATACGTCCCTGCCAGTCAGCCAGCGCCTGGCGGTCTTGCTCGGATAGTTCCCGCTTCTGCTCGATAGAGGTTGCCTTGACACCCTCAATACGGGAAACGATGGTTTCGCGCTCTTTGAGATAGCGCTGGGTAATGGCATCAGCGGGCATAGCAGATACTCCTGGAAAGTTGGGGCTATCACTTTCCGGGGTGCCGCTCCGAGCCTCCAGGGGTGCCGCTCAATCGTCGGGGTGCCTGGCCGCCTGCCGCACGGGGTGCCGGTCAGGGCAAGACGCTACCCCCCAGACCTTACCTAAGGCAAGACCTTCTCCACCATGACAAACTCTGACATAAGACAGCGCCAGAGTCAAATCCAGCGAGTGTGGCGCAGGTCACACTCTCAGGATTTGCTGTCTTAAGCCAGGGGTGCCATACTAGGTACATCGGAAGGGGAAACGCCCCGCCCGCTACCTGCTGAGGAGCACACCATGAGCACCACCGCCAACACCACCGCCCCTAAGACCACCGCTGGCAAGCCTGGCAAGGTCGTTGTGAAGTTGGGCGCTGACCTGAGCCCCGCTGTCAAGGCTCTGGAGACCGCCTACCGCATGATTCAGCGCCGCTACGCTGACGCCCCCAACGTGACCATTGTGGTTAAGCGCGACATGGTGGCATGGGGTCACACCACCATTGCCCAGGTCTGGGCACCTAAGGCTGGCACCAAGGCTGGCCAGCCGGTCAAGGCTGACCGCTTTGAAATCATGATCTCCGGTGAGAATCTGGCGCGTGGCGCTGAGGCTGTCGCTGGCACGCTTCTCCATGAGGCAGCCCACGCCCGCAACCTGGCCCGCGGCATCCTTGACACGGATGTGAATGGCCGCCACAACGCCAAATTTAAGGCTACGGCTGAGGAGCACGGGCTGACGGTTACCGGTGAAGGGTGGCGCGGTTTCAACTCCACCGCCCTGGAGGCTCCTGGCCAGGAGACCTGGAAAGCCATGGTTGCCACCATCCAGCGCGGGCTGGATAAGTCAGCCCAGACCGCTGAGGCGCACCTGGATCACCTGGGCGTGGATGCGGTCAAGGGTCTGGTGCCGGTTGGCCCTGGCCGCCGCACCAAGGGCACCCCGGTGGCTCCGGTTGGCCCCCGCCGCCGCGGTGACCGCAACCTGGCCAAAGCCACCTGCGGCTGCGGTGACTCGATCCGCGCCAGCCGCGGTGTGCTGGAGCGCTGCGCCCCCACCTGCCAGGTGTGCGGCCAGGCGTTCACCGTCTGAGAGCCGGAGCCAGGAGCCCCGCCCCGAGAGGGTGCGGGGCTCCTCCGTTTGTGTGGCGCAGGTCACCCTCTCAGGATTTGCTGTCTTAAGTCAGGTCATGCCATACTTAAGCCATGGCCCAGAACATCACCCGCAGTGCCCAGCAGCAGGCTGGCACTCTTACCCGAAAGGGGAGCCCCATGGCTCGCACGCTTGACCTGACCCTCACCCACCGTGATGGCACCACGGTGCCGATGGTGGGGCTCCGCCCGGTGGAGGTGCGGGCTGCTCTCCTGGGTGGCCGCACCCGCAGCGGTGGCTGGGCAGCCGCTGGCTGGGATGACGCCCGCTGCGTCACCTGCGGTGATGTGGCAGCCTTCTGCCCCGATGTGCAGCGGGTGCTCTCCACCACGCTGGCTGGCCGCGTCTGGCTGGCTGAGCGCCAGGAGGCGCTGGTGGGCTGAGCCCAGCCCCGAGCCCCGCACCCTCATACGGTGCGGGGCTCTTTGCGTCTCTCAGGCAAAGCGCTGACGCAGCGCCTCCTGCTGCTGCTGCACCTCATCCGCCCACTCCAGCCAGCGCACCTGCTCCAGCGCCGCTGCGGCTGCCTCCACCACGCCCTGGGGCTCGGGCACCGGCTGCGGCTGCTCGGGGCTCTCCGTGGCTCCTGGAGCCTCCTGGGCGGTCATTTCGTCCCTAGCCCGCATGGCCAGAATCCGAGCCTCTGCGTATTGCCCCTCAGGCACCGCAGCGGCGTGCCGGACAATGACCGCAGAGCGGACCACCAGCGCACCCTCACGCTCTGAGCCAGCCCGCGGGTTTAGGGAGGTGAATCCCACGCTGACGCTCCGGTGGCTGGAGCCCAGCACGTCTCTGGCTTTGGGGGCGGTTGACTCATAGAGCCGGAACCGTCCAGTCAGCCCCTCCTCATCCTCTCGGAATTGCGCCCCATAGCCCAGCGTGGCCCCGAACGTCTCATCATGGAGATACGTGAGGCTGACGCGGTTGGGAGCCTTGACCGCCCGAGCGCAGGAGCCCCGAGTGAACATCTCTCGGTAGCAGCGCACCCCATCGGGGGTCAGGTCCACCGCCTGGATCTCTCTGCCATAAGGCACCACCAGCGCCTCCACGGTGAGCCCGTCCACGGTCTCATCCACCCTCAGGTGCAGGTCATCAAATTGGCGCACCAGCATTTCGTCATCCATTAGGTATCAACTCCTGGGCGGCATCCACCGCGGCAGCGGCTCCTGGTGGCGTACCCACCGCAGCCTGGGGTGAGGTAGCGCTGAGCGCAGCGGGTGCGCTCTGCGTGGTAAAGCGCTCCATGGCGCGGATCTCCGGCACGGTCAGTGCCCCGATACCCGCCATGATCTGGTAGCCCTGGGCTCTCTCCAGGAATCCTGGCCGCACGTACTCATCACGGTTGACTTCTATGGCGGTGCCCCGTGGCAGCAGCCAATTGCTCAGCGCGTCCAGCCCCATGCTGGCTAGCGGTCTTAAGCCAGAGCGCCAGTGGTAATCAAAGATGCTGGATACGTTGGAGTAGGTCATGGAGTCACCGCTGGGCAGCCCCACTAGGAATGGTGGCACCCGCAGCAGCACCGCCAGCCGAGCCTCACTAAATTGGCTCATCTCACTCAGCGCCATATCCTTTGGCGTGGTGAGCGGGCTGAGTTCCGCACCATCCGCCAGGATGGCTGGCACGCCCATGGCCGCCCGACGTGCCTCTATCCAGTCACTCTGCATCTTCCGCATTTGCTGGTTATTCAGCCGCTTAGGCACCTTTAGCACCGCCCAGGGTATGCCGCCGCGGTCAGCCATCTCATAGGTGAATTTACTCAGCGCCTCCACTGCCAGCATCCGAGCCCCAGCCGCTTCCAGTGGCCCCTGGCCATGCGCCTGGTCTGGGCTGGTGGTGAGGTAGCGGACATGGAGCACATCGGCAGTAATGTCCTCTCCACCCAGCGCATAATGGCGTATCCCATCCTGCACCTCTATCTGGACAAACGCAGGGTTAAGCGTGATGAAACGCAGCGGGTAACCTTCCGCATTCCGCCTGGTGCAGTAGACAATCACCTCACCGGTGCCCTGGAAACTCCACCAGAATGACCTGGCAAACTCCGTCCAGCCGGAGTAAACCAGCGGCTCTGGATTGGTCAGCCAGGTGGGAGCCTCCTGGGGCATGGTGCCCTTGACCACATACGGCGGCATGGTGGCCAGGATGCTGGAATTGAGATCCAGGCAGGCAAAGACCACATCTAGCCTGGTTTGCCAGCCGCCCATCCCATTCCACGCTGGCGTGGCCCAGCCATCGGGCCAGCCGCTCCACGCCTGCACATCCATGGGCATATTGGGGCTCATCACCATGGAGTTGCCAGCACCCTGGCTGGCGTTTGGCCCCACCGAGATCTCCGGTGAGTAAGGCTCTCCGCTATCCACCAGCGGGTTATCGTTCGGGGCATTGTCTCGGGGTGGCAGCGCGGTACGGCGGTTGTCCACCACCACGATGCCTGACCTAGTGGTGTAAGACAGGGGCATCAGGCTCTCCTCCGTAGCGGTGCAGGTACTCCTGGCGCACGTACTCATCCCAGGCAGCGGCATGCTCGGGGCAGAGGAGCACCCGCTGCTGGCTGGCTCCGGTCATGTCAGAGACCTGCCGCCAGGCGGAGATCTCCTCAGAGCCCCTGAGCGTGGCTGAGCGGCAGCCTGGGTAATCACACCCCCACCACGCTCCACGCCCCGCAGCGGGGCTCCTGGAGGCTCCTGAGAGCCATTCCGCCAGGGTCGGGCCACTCATGCCGCCACCGCCTGCACCAGCGCAGCCTCCTGCACCGCCCAGAGCGTGGCCCGCACCAGATCCAGCCGCCCCACGCCACCGCGGTGCCACGCCAGCCCCACGCCCGTGGCGGTGGCTACGGTGCGGGCTCCCACCATTGCCTGCACCAGCGCATCCACGTCTGGATCATCGTTAAAGACCACTCGCCCCTGGCTGGCCAGCGCTCGGAATAGCGCCAGCGCTTTCTTTAGTTCGGTCGCACCCCGCGGCTCCGCATAGGTGTCATCCGCCTCAGGGTCATTGCTCAGCGTGGCCCCTACCAGCACGCGGGCATCCCAGACCGCCCCATCCGCCAGCGTTGCCTGGAGATAGCGCCAGCCCGCGGCTCGGGTGGGCACGGTGGTGCCGGTGACTCGGATGGTGCCGGTGGCATCCTGCTGCGCCAGCACCACACACTGACCGGTGCCGCCTGCGTTGTCCTCCATCACCAGCACCGGAGAATGGTCACCGTCTGGACCCACGCCCCGCACCAGCAGGCTGGGAGCCACCAGCAACTCCTCACGCACCGCGGCAGCCACCACGGGCCAGACGTTCAGCCATTGGCTTCTGAAACTCTCCACGGGGTCATCATCATCACCTGGCTGGCTCTGACCTAAGACAGCACGCTGACAGGCTCGGGCCACCAGCGCCTCACGTCTGGGTGTCCAGTGCGGGCTGGCAGCGCGCCACGCCTGGCGGTCACCGATGGCTGCGCTGCGGGGCGCTGACCACTCGATTAGGAGCGTGTCGCCAGGCTCGATCATCTCCCGCAGCGCAGCCGCCCGCCGCTCCGGCACCAGCGGGGTGGCACGCCTATGGGCGGTGCTGGTGATCCAGACCTGCGCCTCAGCCCGCTCCACGCTGGTGGGCTCAATACCGTCATCCACCACGCCAGGGGCCACGCCCCAACCCTCATCCACGGCGGCCACATTCACCGAGTAGCCATAGACCCCGTTACGGCTGCGCAGCAGGAATCTGCTGCCATCCGGAGCCACGATCTCCTCCTGGCCATTGGCGTTGCGGGTGGTCCAGCCCAGCGCCTCACGCCTGGCATCCATGGCCCAGAGCCGAGCGGGGCGCTGGATCTCTCGGATTACCGGCAGATCCTTGCCAGTCAGGAGCACGGTCTGCTCCTCACCGAACCGCTCCCGCTGCTCTATGCGCCACATCAGCAGCAGCCGCAGCAGCGTGGATTTCCCCACCTGGCGCGCGGTGGTCAGGATGACGCTGGCCCAGCAGAGTGAGCCGGTGGCGTCCACCTCCAGCACCCGCACCGCCACCAGCACCTGCCACCAGCGCAGTGGCCGCCCTTCCCGCTCCTCCGCCCACGCCACAAACTCCGCCCCGAGAGATCCCACTGCGTTGGGGTGCGGTGCGGTCATGTAGCGGGGCCAGGTGGCATGGTCGGGCACGTCTCGGTCTAGCCACGGCACATCCCAGAGTGAATCCTCCTGGGTAGCAACGGAATCCAGCGGTTCTGCGCCCCATAGCCCCGAATTGCCTTCTCCTGCAACGGAATTGGCCAGGTCAGCCCCGAGCCGGCCAGGAGGGGGGGAGCCCGCGCCAGAGGTTCTC